TTTTAATATCTTATCTGTGCCATCAGAGTTCTCGTAATAGTCAGAATGATTGTATAGCTTGTTTGTTGCTGCTGCATCAAAGTACACATCGCCAAACCCTTCTGCGTTAGCGTTTCCCCAATTGCTTTTGTGATATATTTCGTTTGGCATCTAAATATTTCTTTAACTTAATTATGTTTTTCTTTTTTGGTTTGTATATCAAAGCACCCATCCGTTAAAAGTTGCATCGTTATCAGGATAAACATCCGAATCAGAGTTTGAGTTATATTCAGGGAATAAATTACTATTAAAGGTCATATAATCTATAAACCTCTTTGTGTAATATTCCGCTGTGTTTCTTGCTTTATTCACAAGATAATCAACCTCTGATTTGCTTACACTCTCTGCGTTTTCGGAAGTGTGCTTAAACACTCCACCATTCTTTACCTGATAAGCTGCATAAGGCAAATACTCTACTTGTGCATACCATATAAGCATTGGCTGTATATAGTCGTTTACAAGGTCTAAATAATCCCCTGATAGCGTGTCTGCTATGATGTCTGCGCTTATCTTGTTGTATAAGTCCGTACCTAAATAGTTTTGAACTTGTATCTGTTGGGCAATCTTGATAAACTGAATAAACTTATCCGTGTCAACATTCCCATCAATGATGCTGTTCTTAACAAGGTCTGTGCGTGATATGAATAGTGCTGTTGCCATAATTAGTTTTTAAATCCCATTTTGTTCCAATAAGCAGCTGTATAACCTTTATACTTCATATCTTTAGGGGCAACGGGTACTTTCTGTGCATTAGTTTCAGGCTTAAACCCTTTGCTTCTTGCTTCCGTTGTAGTAATCACATCGCCCAAACTTTTAGACCCCTCTTTGCGTGCGTAGATACGTCTAAACCATTTATGGTGGCATCTTGCACCGCCTTTGTATAGCCAAATAGAATAAGTGTCAGAACCACCCTTACCAAAGCCTGCATTAACAACCCTTGTTTCCATAGCCTTAATGTCCTCTTTACGATAGACCTTTTTAGCACTTACCATTTTCTTACAGAACTCTCGTGAGTTATCTTTGGTCTTTGCAGGATTGTACATATATCTTACTAAAAAGATAGTGTCCTTTTGACCCTTTTGTTTTGACTTACCATCTTGCTCACTCTCACTATAAGGCTTTGCGCTTCCTGTACTTGCAAGTTCTACCTGCTCGTTTAGTTCCTTAATCTTTTGGTCTTGCTCGTCTTCTAATTCGTAGTCAACCTCCGCTTCGTCTATAAGGTCAAAGTCCTTTAAAAGTTCTTCTTCATCTTGACCCAAGTCGATAAGCGCATCAGCTATTTCTGTGTCTATGAATTTATCTACATCGGAACTCATTTTAACCCCTGTTTCTTCCTCACGAGTTTCAACATCTTCTACATTATCAAGGTCGGTAAACTCTAACGGTTGTAGGGTCTTAAAGTATAGATTCAACGAGATACCATTGTAAGCAAGTATCTTGTCAAAGTTTTCTATTAGCAAACGCTGAAATGGTCTGATAACCGTATTATCCATAAGGATAGTAGCAGTTTTCAACTCGTCTGCGTTGTTTCCAAGCCCTGTATTGTCTTTAATTCCCAAAAGCATAGGACTTACTACCCTGTGCGAAACGAGTATCTTACGTGAACTCTCATCGCTTAAAAACTGATATTGGTTGTGAGCATCACTTAATTGTATTGGCTCTATTGTAGCAGCTGTTTCTGCATTGTCGTTAAACGATAGTATAAACTTACCTGCATTGCTTGACCCACTAAACTTCTCATAGATACGTCTTTCAATAAGTTCCCTTTGTTCAGGGTCAGGTGTACCATTGTTCATATTGATAAGCATAGATGGGGCTAACCCATTCATTATGTTATTTAAATGGTAGTTGCTTATCTCTTCCTCTAACTCTGCGTATTGTGTACCACCTTGATAGTCAACAGGGGAATAATATTTAAATCCTGCACGATAGGGCTTGATGTAAAGGATTTCTAACCCCTCTTTTGAATAACCAAACGCAGGTATTCTTTTAAGGTCATCAGAACGCTTGTATTTAGCCCAATCGTAATGGTAAAAGTAGGCTTCTATTTCCCCTTTGTCATTGCACTTCTCTGCTCTTAATGTTTCAACAGGTATATGTTCAAGTTTTACAATCTTGCTTCTATCCTTTGAGTAGATAACCTGTAACGCACATTGACCCATAAGTTTCAAATCGTACACTACCTTTCTTGTGCAGTCAGGCGTGAATAAGGTCATCATTTGGGCATAAGCATCAGGCTTACGGTTAGAATCAGTAGCATCCAATCCTTTACCGTAAATCATTTCGCTTACACCATTTATGATAGCGTTGTTTGTCGGACTTCCGTTGTATCTATCTATAAGATACTGAAAGTAATTATTGTCATCCCCATAAGACACAAAGTTTTGACCCTTAACCTCTTTTACAGCAGGGCTTGTGTATGTGCTTAAATTGACAATCCTTAAATCGTTGTTCATAATATAATATAGTCGTTATCGTAGCTTGTTTCACTTACATATTCCCCATCGTTTACAGAATAGTAGTTGTTAGTATCTTGGTCAATAGTTTGGTCTGTGCAGAAAACTAAACCTTTATAGTAAATATCAGTTTGTGCAAAATTTTCTATTGTTAAAGAATAAAATCTACCCTCAACTAAATCTTGTTCAAATGAAAACTCAATCGTTGTTATTCCTTTTGATTCTGTGATATTTGTAGAATCAGGGTTTGCAACCAATTCACTTCCGCTTGATTTGTCATAAAGGGATATTCTTGCGAAAGCAACACTACTTCTTAACACAACCTTTATTGTTCCTGACTGCCCTGCTGATGTAGTTAATATGTGCATAACAAGTATTTTTTATCCTTTGTGCTTTCGACATATTCAAACTCTACACAATCAAAAGCTGAACTTACATCACATACATACTCTTTATGCATATCGCTAAATGTAGATGTGTATGTCATACCTATATATCGTATAAAGTTTAAATTTTGCGTAAAAGAAAAGGGGGCATAAAACCCCCTCAACTAACTTAACCTCAATACAAAAAACTTCTTCGCTAATATACTAATTAGTTTCTAAACCCACAAATTAGGGAGTAGGATTAATAGGCGAAGAAGAATCATCTGTTGGCAATGTAGCCACAAAGAACGGAGGTGCAGTTTCCTGCGCTGTAAGAGTAAGTGTAAACCCACTCAAATCCCCCATAGCAGCACCTGTAACAACAGTACCACCTGTTACTTCCGCACCGTGTTCCTTACCAACCAAGAAGCCATTACCGTTGTAATCTTCTACTACAATCTGTGGTCTTCCGTGTGCTAAAAGTTTAATCTGCTCTTGTGTTGCTACATCTAAAGTTGTTAATGTAACATTCAAAGTTGATTCATAAAAGGTAGTACCATTCTCTCTTGAAGAGTTGATGGCAGTTTCCAAAGATGAATTGCCTTTGATTTCGTATTTGTAGAAAGATACGCTATCATCCAAAGTGATTGTACCACTACTATCCGTAAGGTCAGCTGTGGTAGTCGTATAGGGGGCAAAATAAATGTTTTTCAGACCACCTACCGCACTTTTGCAAGGTAACGCCCTTCCGTTTGAAACTGAACAAGCCATAGTTTTATAAATTAAAAAAGGGTAGGCAGGCTCATCGGCTTACCCACCCCTTTTAGTTAGACAATTGATTTATTATGAATAAAGAACGATGTCAGAACCAATACCAAACTGAACACCTGCTGTATAGCGCATAACTACACGAACATTTTGTGAACCATCAATATCAGCCATATCAATTACTTTAACTTCGTTTCTGTCATCAAGCAATCCTGTACCGAAGAACAAGTTTGATTTTTGAGCAGCTACTGCGGTGTTGTCAGCAAGTCCTTTAGCTACGAAGATGTTGATACCCTCGAAAGACAACTGACCACCGTTGTACCATTGTGTACCTTTGTTATCTACACCGTTAGCACCGATAGTAGCAACAAATCCACCCAAAGCACGTACATAAGCACGAGCAATGTTAGAAGATACATAAAGGGTCAAATCTTCTTTTCCGTAAACCGCAGATGGGATAGCATCAACGATAGCACCTAATTGGGCAATTACGTTAGAAGAATCAACAGATACAGCAGTAACGTCATTTACAGTACCATCGGCAAGTAAAAGAGTTTCAAAGCCATCGAATGAACCCTCGCCTGCACTACCTGACCAAATAGAAGTTTCGGTTGCGTTGGCTACTTCAGCAGCTACACGAGCGATAACATAGTCAGAGAAAAGAGGAGGTAGTTCGTCAAAAGCAGAGAATCCCATTTGAGCAGCTTCCCAATCTGCGTGAAGTTCTTTCTTACAGATTTGTAGGTTTACTTGCAACTCGGTAGGAGTTAATACTTTTTCAGTTAATGTAAGACCTGATGTAGTAGCATCAAAATCGCAATCAGCAGAACGAACAAGGTTGCTCATAGTTCCTACTTTCATAGCGGCTTTGTACTTTACATTAGGTAGAATAGTGATAGCACCTGAATCAAGGGTATCAGCACTCAATAGGGCAGCACCTAAATACTTCCCTGCAAATTCGCCCGCATAAGTCGAGCTTGTAATAGTTGGATTAGCCATTTTCTAAATATTTAGTTGTTTATTAATTTTTGCATTACTTTATCTAAAGAATTGCGTTGTCTGTTTTGTGCAAACTTTAGATTCATTTTTTGTTTTGGTTCAGGGTTGTGTGAGATAGGCTCGGCAGCAGGAGTTTCGGATAGTTCCTCTTTTACCTGTGCTTCCACTTCGCTCATTTCCTCTTTCTTGTCAATCATAGCTTTAATTTCTTCAAGCATAGATTTTACTTCCGCCAATTCTTCTTTGGTGGCGTACTCGGCTGTCACTTCTTCAGCTTCCACTTCAGTAGCTTCAACCTCTTCTTCTACTTCCTCATCGGCTTCTTTGATTTCAGCAATCAATCCCTCTTCTGCAACAACCAAAAGCATACCATCTTCCAATTCGTATTCGCCTACGGGAAGCGCTACCTTTTCATCGTCTGTTAGAATAAAGACCTCTTGACCTGCTTCAAAAGATTCAGCTTCGAGTACTGTTCCGTTTTCAAGGGTCATTTGAGCCAACTTGACTTCCTGATTCTGCTCGATGTTCTCAACGATATCAGCAGTATCCTCCCCTAAAAACGTCTTAATCTTGTTTAACATTTCAGTCGCTTTCATAATTATATATCGGATTTAAAATTTACTTTGCATTTTTGATTACAATTCTCTTTGTAATTCAGCTTTTGCCTTTTCAGCTTTATTAAGTTGCAGTTCGTAATCTTGTATAAAATCATTTAAAGCCCCATAGCCATCAATCTTTTTAACATCAACACCTAATTCTTTTGCCGCACTTTCTATGTCATTCATAACTTGATAGGGGTTAATATTAAAACCACCAACAAAAGGACTTTTTAAATTAGCTGCTTTTTCTGCTTGTTGTTTAGCTCTAATAACATCCATTTGTGCTTTAGCAAATCGCTCTTGTACATCTTTTAATTGCTTAACCTTACCCTTTAAATCTGATACAGCCTTATTAGCATCTTGAACTATTGTTAATTCAACTTTTTCAGCAGATAGTTCTTGTTTTTGAATAGAAGCGATTTTAGACATCGCATTTTTGTTTACTTTCATTTTATATATATTTAGATTTTACCAATTCCTTGCGCTCTTAAAGAACCATCACAGCATTTGACAGAATAAGTATTGTCCTTACACAAACAACCACGTCTTGACCCTTTAGGGCTTGTCTTTGATGATGTAAAGAAGTCTTTTAGTTTTCTCATCCCTGTCCTCTGTATTTCTTTTTATAGTTCTTTGAGCCTTTTATGCTACTCATTTTTGTTTTAGCGTGTACACCCTTACGTCTTACTTTGGGCTTTTCAATCTTAATGGTTTCTAATCGTTTAGCCATCTATTTCCTTTAATTTACTTTCTGCCCATCGTTTAGCTGCAAGACCACCCCATAATAAATATGAAATAGTACCGCAGGCTTCTGTATCATTCTCATCGTAGTATTCCTCTGCCCTTGATAGGTAAGAGTACATACGTTTTATTGTTTCTTCGCTTATGGGTTTGCCTTGTGCTAATTGTTGCGCACGCACCTTACCCACTTGTGTAGCGCATTTGTTGTTTACCGCTTCATTGAGTTCTAATCCCCTCTTGGCGTTGTTTTTAACCGCATCAGGATAGTCGGCATAAGATTCTAACACTTCTTTTTGACCATCCTTATATCTACCATCTTGCTTTACGATTCTGCGGATATACTTTAGCATATCTTTAGCTTCCTCTTCCTCGATGTCATTTAAGGTGTTGTCTTTGGGGCGTTCCATTTTGTCAGCAAAGTACCCCTCAATCGAAAATCCTTTAACCTTGCCTGTTTTTACAAACTCCTCCCATATTTGGTCGTTGTTTACTTTTACAGACCCCATCCAAGTTCCGACAGGTACATTTAGTCCGTACTTTCTTGATTTGTCCTGTACTTCGTCTTCTACTATCCAAGATTCTACAAGTGTTAGTCCGTTAATCGAATGTTGATGTTCCAAAGTCGCTTTGCTTTGGTTTCCGTTCATAAGATATAATTGCGATGCTCTTTCTACCGTGCCTTTAGAAAAGTATATGTAGTACTCTTCATCGCCCTTACGTCTGTAAATGGGTTTGTTGGGAATAAGTAAAGCACCGAGTAAGATTCGCTTCTCGTTAGATACCTCTGCGAGTTTAACCTCCTCGTTTTTAAGTGCTATAAAATCTTCCTCTATTGCAGGGTTCTCAACTACCGAGATAGCTTCGATTCCCATAACTTGTTCATCGTCTAATACAAGTTCAATGATTTTCATATAAGTATATCGTTAAAGTTTTACATTTTGCATTTACCCAAGAGAAGCACCCTTAACGATGTTTCTATCGAGTTCTTGTGCGGTACTAACGTCATTCGATACCACATAAGCCTTTACAGGTTGTTGTGCTTGTCCACCTATTGCTTCCGCTAATTGGTTCGTATCAGATGCACCTACTATATTAAATGCAGGGGGTGTGGGTGTAGCAGTAGGGGGTGTTGAGATACTTGGGCTACCGCCTGTACCTTTAGCAAAACTTGGGGGCGATGGGGGTTTAGAAGCTGTGATTTGTTTTACGTTAGCAAGACCACCTGCTATAACCGCAGCAGCACCTATAAATCCAAATATACCACCCTGTGCAAGGGCTTTGTTTGCACCTGCGTATGTGTCCTGAATAGCTTGTACAACTGCAATAGCTTTTCCGAATTTAGAGTTTTGACCTACTATACCTGCTATGTTACCAAGTGCGCCTTTTATTTCTTCTTGTTTAGCAAGTGCTAAATCCTTTTCTATTGCCTTTTGTTGTTGGGCATTTTCAGATTGAAATGTTAATAATTCATTCTGCGCATCCTGATATGCTTGTGTACCCTTTTTGTACGTATCTCGCTTTTCGGTTAAACGCTTTTCCTCTATTAGTCGTTCTTGTTCGTTTACGTCTAAAAGTGCTTGTAAACGTCTGTATTCGTTGTCTATCTGCTCGGCTGTAAATCTTGCTTCGCTAATAGCCCTTTCGCTTTCTGCATCCGTTATGGATTGTTCAAGTTCTAACTTTTCTCTATTTAAAGCAAGGTCGTTAGCAAGTTGCTCACTTCTAAATCCTGCTATTTGTGCTAATACCGCTTCCCTTTCTTGTTGTGCTTCTAATAGAGCAATAGTGTTCTCTTGGTTTTGGTTTTTGTCGTATTCAGCTTGTGCGGCAGCGATTTGTAAGTCCACTTGTTTAAGCATAGCCTGTTCTTGCTCGTCAAGTGTTGCTTTTAGCTTGTTGTTAGCTTCTATACGTTCTGCTATCGTGTTACGTTCCTCATCTCTTACTTGTCGTAGTTTCTCGGCTTGTAGGTCAAACGACTCTATAATACCTTGTTGTCTTACCCTTGCTATTTCTGCTTGTTTACCAAGTTCTACGTTAGATTGTGCTGCCTTTACGGTTTCGCTTACGTATTCGGATGTCGCTTTTGCAATTTTAGTTACAGCTTCTGTACCTTTGTCAAAAGTGTTATTAACACCTGTTAAAACGTCTAAACTCTCTTTACCTGCACTTTTTACGTCCTCTAAAGCACCTTTAAAATCGCCACTAAATACTTTCTTAACAGCACTCGCTAAATATCCTAAAGTGTCTAAATAGCTTTCAAATCGTTCTTGTATGTTTCTTTTAAAAGCATCAGCGAAGTCAAGTAAGGATTGTTTTGGGTCTTCAAATATAGCCTTGAAGAAGTTTACAACACCACTTGTATTGTTTACGATAAAGTTTACAAAGTCATTAAAGGCAAGTGATACAACCTCAAACGCTGTACTAAATAAATCAGCTACCTTTTGGTTTTGCTCAAATATTTCTTTGAGTTGTGCAAAGGCTGCAATAGCAAGACCAATACCTGCTGCTTTCAAAGCATTACCAATACCCTTAATACCTTTAGCTGTGCTTTTAGATGCGTTCTCTACACCCTTTAAACCCTCTTCGGTTTGTTTGTTTCCCCTCTCGACCTCTTGGTTAAGTTTCTGTATTTCCTTTTTTAAGTCCTCAATCTCGGCAATAGCCTTATCGGTCTTGGCTTGTAATTCTACTTGGATTGTTTTAGCCATTGCATATCTTTTTTAAATTGGTTAAATGCTTCTCTGAATGATTTGGGTAAATAGTTTTTGCCTTTGGCTATACGGATGTTTTCCGAGCCATCTTCTACATAGGGCAATAAATCTAATATATTCTTTATCATACCTCGTTCAATAATTCTATGTTGGATTCGCCTGTTGCTAAATTCGTTTCTATGCTGTTTATCTTGTATCTCTGTCCGTTAATGTCGAACCTATCTGCAAGTGTAAAGTTTAAAAGTATCTTCATAGGCAGGTAAGCCTTTACTTTTGTCAAACGTCTTTTAGTACTAAACGCATCTGTTATGTAAGTACGATAGAAATCCCTAAATAACGTGTCATCAAATACCTCCCCTGCTTGTTCGTTTACCTCTGCGAAGAAGTTTATATTTTCAGAACCTGTACCCACGTTTACAAACCCAATACTATTAGATGGCATATTTATATCCCCATCGAGTTCTATGTGGTCTCCATATACACCATCGTCATCAATAGTTACAAACGCTATCGACACATCAGTACCACCTTTTTGTGGGTGTTCGTACACAGGATAGAATAAGACAGGACTGCCCTTTTGTGGGCTTTGGCTTTCATCTACACTCCAACCCCATTGTAAGGTCATCTTGGTATTATCGTCAAGGTCGTATAAGTTTTCGTATTTTAAGTGTCCGAATGGCACTATAACATCATATACCCCACCATCTACTTGATTGTTCTCGTCATCTCTTTCGGTATATTCCTCTTTTGCCCAAGCCTTACCAAATAATTGTTCGTGTTGTACCGCTAAATACGTTTTGGTGTCCTCGTATGCAAAGTTTATTTCGCTATATGGTAAAGCAACATCTACTTGGGTTGTTTGTACGTCAACGTATTTACTTATGTCGTAAGCGGTGGATATGGATTTCTTGTCAGCATAGAAGTTGTCTAAAGTGTCAACGTATATCTCGCCATCGTCTTCCACAAGGGCAACCAAGTTAAACATCTTAAACACGCCTGTTAGAAAGTCAATCACTTTCATTTCAGGTATCTGATTCGATGCTATAAAAGTAAACATAGTGCCATCAGCAGTGAAGTTGCCAACGTCTGATGTGTTAAATGTGTCGGTTACGGTTATTCTTGACCTACAATTTACCGTATCGCCACTAATAAGACAACTTTCGTGCCTTACACTCCATTCTATATCTGTGAAGATTATACTTGATGTACTATAAATAACTACGGTAAAATCCCCATTGTCATCAGGGTCAAAGTCATAGGTTTTAGAACCACCTGCACCACTTAAATCTACATCTTCTTCAAAGTAGTATCTTACACCATTCCTTAAAACTTCAAGGTCAAACAAAGAACTTGTGGCACTTGTAAGGGTTAATCTAAAATGCTTCCAATCATAAATACTTCTTGTACCCTCGTTTGTTTTAGAAAGTACATTGTTATTCATTATGCAAAACTCATAGTTACCTGTTTCGTCATTCCAACCATCAACAGGACTTGGGTTCTTTTGTAATACCGTGCCACTCTCTACCTTTCCGCTTTTGCGATGCAACCACATAAACAAATTAAACCAACGTGGATTAGCTTGTTTGTTTAAGAAGTCATTACTAAAAGATATATCAGATGCATAGCCATTTGATGTAGTGTACTTATGCTCAATAGCATCTATAATCTTTTGCGCTCTTATAGCGTATTTAAGTTCCCTCCAACTCACTCCGTGCTGATGCGCACCACCTGACCCACCGTGATACCAAAGGTTTCCTGTGCTACTACCACCATTATTGGTTTTATAATACAATCTTTTGGTGTTGGTTATAAGCGGACAGATAACGTGATTGCTTATCTCGTACACATCGCCTACTGTTTGGAATATATCATCTACTAAAGCTAAAATTGTACTTGTCGGTATAGATGCTACCGTTGTACTTTGGTTTGTTGTTACATTGTAAACTTGGTCTCCCACCGCAATACCTGATACACTTGGTACAATCAAAACACCTGATGAAACCGTAGTTACCGAGCCTGTGTCAAAGTTAGAACTGCTTAACTCTAAAAGGTCTTGTACTTGCGTAGCACTATATTCTTGATTAAAAGGGCTTAAATCTAAAGAACTTAATTTATCATCGCCTATTATGTCTTTTAGGTCAACTGTGTTTCCGTAGAATGTTACTTTGTACATATAAGCCTTACGATTCTTTAACTCTACACCATCAAGTTTTAGTTTTCCTTTCTTAAATGGTAAGTAGTTAAGTTCGATTGTCGCTGACTTTTTAGTTCTTGCATCAAACCCACCCTCTATGTCAAAATTGTAGTAGTGTTCAAATATCTTGTTATTGGCTTTGGATGCAGGTAGGGTAAATGTCTTTGTGAACTCGGTAAATATCTTTGCAACGTCTTTTACGTTCTTAATAGATTGTGTGATGCTTACGGATTCATCCTTAAACATATCTACCCTCTGACCCTGTATGTAAAGCTGTATGCTCTGCACTATCGTATGTTGTTTATTTTGTCAAATGCGTGTTCAAACTCAATCGTATAGTTTACAAGTTTATCGTTTACACTTGTCTTATAAGTTACCGTTTTGGTACGTGGTATAACAGGCACAACTAATTCTTCGTCTGTGATTTTGGTGTACCATACTTGCTCACTCAATAATAATTCCTCTATAACTGCGTTGTGGTCATCATTAATGTACCCTGTGTTCATTGTTATCCTATCCTTACCTTGCGACATAAACGCTTGTTGTTGGTGTTGATAGGTTTTATAAGTGTTATCAGCTTGGCTATATATAGAAGCCTTAAACTGCTCGGAAGTAACGTCTGTGGTTTCTACTGATTTCTTAAAGAACCAAAGGTCTTGCAACGCACCGTATTTGTTTACGAATGTTACTTTATATGGCTCGTACTTGCACTCGTCAACTGTGTGTATTTTTACTATATCTACACCTGCATCTGTTGCAACCCACACCTCATCTACAAGCCCTATGTCAATAGTGTTTAAAAAGTCGGTAAGACACCCTGACACTTCCAAAGTACCACCATCGGCTACAACTCTTTCCTCATAAGTATCTGTGTTGTCTGAACCACTTACAGTAACATAATCTATTTGTCCATTTGTGTTTGTAGAATCGCTTATGGTAAGTGTACGCTTTAAAGTACCCTGATAGTAGAAAGCTACACTATTGGTGTCTTCTGTAAATACAGGTATTCTTACGTTTGAATCGTTTAATCTAAAGATACTTCTGTTTGACATTAGCAAACCTCTTGATAGTTCAGGATTCTTACCCTCGTGAAAATACCCATAGCCATCTAAAGCTATAAGTTCAATATTTGTACCACCAATAGAAGAACCCCCACCATTCGGAAGCGAATAGCGTGTTAAACTTATTTCTACCCACACACATTGGCTATCGTATTCCCCATCGAACTCTATCTCTATATAATCTCTTATAAGTTCTGCAAGTTCAAAAACCACATAATCATTTGAATCAATAGTGTTTTTCGTTAATTCATATTGTGGGGATGCAGGTTTGTCAGTAGTTAATATACCTGTGTATATGTACACATCTAATATTGCGGACTGCATACCTGTTTGCTGTGGTTTTATGTAGTAAGGACTTCTTACGTTTATTTTTGTTGCCATTATTCAAATGCGTTTTGTAGGTCTATTCCAAATTTATCTTGTAATTCTTGTGGTAGTCGTTCAAAGGCTTTCTCAAAAGGTTTAGTGAAAAATAGGCTTGGTTTGATGCCTTTAGTATATACGCTTCGTGCTATAAGGAATTGTAGGCTCTTGCGTTTTATAAACCTACCCTTTTCATCTCGTATGCCTTTTAGTCCTTTCCTAACAACCCAATCGCTAAATGCTTTTGCAGGGGGCATTTTGTCTTTGTAGGAATAAGGTGTGTTGTACTTCTTCTTAACACCGCTAACACCTAAATCTTGAAACTTACCATAATCTTCCATAGAGAAAATCACAGACAAGTCATTAGCACCTACGTTGACTTGATACTCTATACTATCGTAAAGTCGTTTAGATGCGTTCTTTTTGCCTTTAGTTAGATTGGTTCTTGATTGCTGAACCACGTACTTACCAAAGTCATTAAGTGCTTTCTGTGTTTCCTTTAGCTGCATACGTTAATATCGTTTTCTATTATCACATCAAAGCTACAAGCCCATCCTGCTACTTGATGTTCAAATCTATCGGTAAATGGTTCACAAGTAGGACTACCCTCTAATTGATATTTATCCCTATATAGAGTTCCTATCCTTAACTTCTGTACAAGTTTGTTTACAACTGATAGTTGAGTGTTTAAGACATCGTGTTCGTTATTGTTGCCCCTGAATATGTCGGTTGTTGCTTTCTTGCTTTGTTCTACTATATCCATAGACAGAACCGAGATACTAAAACGTAGTACCTGTTCTTCTACGGTTACTTGGTTGATAATTATGTGGGATAATGGGTATATCGTTTGTTTAGACAAGTCAATGTCTGTAATATCCCCTGTGGTTACCGTGTTTACAAAGTCGTTGCTTAACAACTCGTCTTTGATTGTTTCTGTAATTTGGTAGAACCCCCTTATACCTTGATTAGCCATTGAACTTGTTTTTTATATTCCTTGCTTCCATTTCAGCTTTGTCTTTCATAAAACTTAACGCATACAAACATTGATGTACACCTAATTTAGTGATATCTTCAAATCGTCTAATATCCCCTTTAGCGAGTGCGAAAAGTGATTGATACCAACCCCATTTTCTTCCGAAATTAGATACTGCGCTAAATTCGCTTCCTTGCTCTCCAAAGAGTTCAGCATAGTTCTCGATAAGTCCATCCCTAAATTGTAAAAAAAAAGTATAGAACCTAATACCGCATTCATTGGCATATCTTTCATATGTTCAACCGAATCTACTTGGTATTCTTCGATAGCGTACTTATCGCCATATTGTTCTGTTATGGGTCTGTAAAGAACATTCATAGCACGGTGCATATTATCCCAATCGCCCATAAACGTATCAAGGTCTATGTATTCCCCAAAGGACATATCCTCTAACTTGGGTATGAATCCGTACTGCTTACCTTTCATCTTGAACTGCGTTACTAACTTTGGTGTATCGTTTAGCATATCGGTTAGGATGTTTACAATAGATTGTATGTCGGTGGCTCTCATCATTAGCACGTGGTCGCCCCTTAACCCACAAAATATCTCAATCATCTTTACAGCTAAAAACTTCTCGTCTTTGTTCTCATTCTGTATCTTTAGATACTTCTGATATTGCTCTAAAGTTACTTCGCCAAGTGAATCAGGAATGTTTATGTCAACTTTCATATATATATATCGTAAAAAAAAAGAATTTTAACGGATTGCGTACTTCCCTCTATTTGGGTTCTGTAATTGGAATCCTACTGCGTATCTTACCGCATCTATTAAATGGTTATAGGCGTCTATTGGGGTATTGGATTTTCTTTCTAACCAACAGTAGTTATTGAGTTCTTTGATTAGGTTTACAGAATCAGGGCTTACCACAAGGTCGTAATCTTGTAATAGTGATATACCATACGTTACACTACCTTGTCCTTTGATTGATGGCTTTACGTTGCATCCTTTGGCTCGTATCTCGCTTATTAAACGTGGCTCTGCTGAATCGCCCACGATAAGCCCATTTTTAGCGTGTTTAAGGTTGAGTTGCGCTATCTCTGATGT